TTGAAGTCCCCATCAATCATATCACCAGTGTCTGATAATTCAGGTACCATACCCATTTCTTCTTCTTTTGAAGCCATCTCTGCGTTTGGTTCCTCTACATTCATTCTTTCAACGATTTTGCCATCCTTTGTAATGATTCTAATAACAACTTCTTTTCCTTCACTATCCTTAAGCATTAACTCATGCTCTCCGTCTGGTGCTGGTGTTTCGTTGCCATCAGTTCCTACAACTGATACATCTTCGCCTACGTCAAATGTAGGTGATTTGATAACGGTTCCATCTTTTAGTGTTGCTTCTGTGAAGCTTTCAGTTTGATTTTCCATATCGTATTTTAATTCTTTGACTATTCCGTCTTCTACTTTTATTTTGGTTGTGTCCTCCAACTCATATTCGTTGTCTGGAGCTGGCAATTGTCCGTTCTCTGTGATTACATAAATAGGTTCTCCTATCGCTAATTCACCCTCGATAATAAGTTCTTGCTCAGTTTCAGCAACTTTATAAGAATTGAATTTATACAAGCCCAACAACTTGTTTATTTTTCTAATTGCGTCTTGGTAATTCATTTTATTGATTTTAATATATTTTTTATTTCATCAAGAATGTCGTTATTGATAGAAGCAAACTTGGCTTTCTCCAAGAAATATCCTTGAACCGAAAAACCACGTAATTTACCATCTTTAACTTTGCTCCATGTATCATTATCCATAACCTTCATAGATATCATCCAAGTACCCTTTGGATATTCCATACCAAATACCTGTTGTTTATCTAACTTAGGGTCATCGACAATCCAACTTTCAACCACATCTACGTTGCTCAAAATCCTTCTACCATGTTCGATATTGGTTTGACCCAATAACTTCTCTTGCATGAACTTCTGTTGCAATTTTTTGATAGTCTCAACGGTGAAATACACATAATAAATCTCACCTGTAATTTCATTTCTTCTGATAATCATTTTATCAGGTATCATTGCTGGGCCTACAACCAATCTTTCTTCAGCGTTGAAGACAGAAAAACTCATCTCTGTATCTTCGTTTCTAATCTGGCTCAATTTTCTTGTACTCCATTCAATTCCAGAATCACCTCCCCATCCTAACCAAGCAACATAACCCTTGTCCTTCCAAGGCGTTCCTTTGAACTCAGGAGATATTTCACTATTTTGTCTGTGTCGTTCAAATGCTGCCATACGAGCAATTGTGTCTTCACTGATATTCTCCTTCTTACACAATTGATTAGCACGAGCAAGACCTGTTTCAGTCATCCCTGCAACCTCATCTCTACCATACTCATCAATCCAACGTAATACCTTACATGCATTTTTAGATGCTTCTTCAGGATAGTCGTTATATGATGCGAATTTTTGTTTAGATTGTTCTTCTTTGATTGGAACACAATTTGGAACCATCTTACCTGTTCCATCATCCTTCATGCCGATTGCCTCATAACCAGGCCAGCAAGCTTCAGATAAATCAGCCATCTCTTCAGGATGACTATCACATGGCATATACAGGGTTTTATCCCCGTATTGGTGGGTATGAGAACCTTTACATCCAATCGCTAACGCCATAGCTTCGGCGTCTTCCTTGTTTTCAAACATAGGTAAAGATGCGAGTACTGGTTTTCTAACCAATTCTCCACCAACCTCATCTACGTAGGCTGGTAATGAACTTACATCTTGATTGAATTTTTTTCTCATTATTTTCCTTTACTAAAACCAAATCTTGGTGCTGTGTTTCCAGCTTCAATGGTAGCCGTAGTTCTTGTATCAGGCCCCTCTACTGGTGATTCACCGATTACCCCACGTTTAACTTTATCACTGTTGATAATTCTACCATCACGCTTGTAGGTTAGTCTAACCCACCCATGACGGCAATTATAACTTCCTCTCCACTCGAATATTGAATATCCATCAGGCCCAACAGGGTTCGCATTCAAACGAGACATTGTGTCAATATCTTCACGTCTAAACACCCTTGCAGCTGCCATCATTTCAGCACAGAATGTTCTGTTCTTATTGTCCTTAGGCCCTAAATATTTGTATCTATATCTAACATCTGGTGTGTCCTCAAATGAACTATCATCAGGGTTAGCAATAATGGCAAACTCTTGTTTGTCTACACGACTAATTGAATGGATATACCAACCTTCTTTTTCAAGTAATCCTTGTGGTTCACCATAAGCGTGGAACATTTGTATTACCTGTGGAACTTGGTCGTCGGCTAATACATAATGACTTGGTTTCTCTGTGTCAGAGAAATATTCAAATAACGCTTCGTGAGCTGGCATCTCAACTAAAGCTATACCATCCAACCCTGCTTCAGCGTCTCCGTCTTGGATAGTTAGTTCAATTATTTTAGGCGTCATACTAATAAATATCAGTTTAAGTTAAAATGTTAAAAATTATATTGTTGAACGAGATTTTATTGCTCTATCCATAGCCATTTGTGTAGAAACATCACTTGCCAATACATACGTTTTAATTGGTGCCTGTTGAGCTGAACCAAGTGCGTTGGTAAGTTCGTTCATCGCTTGAGTTTGATTGAAACCAGCGTCAGCAATACCACCTTGAGCAAACCTTCTACCACCTCCAATTACATTGATTGTTGATAATAATGGCTTAAACATCGCTGTAGATGCCGCATTGATTATTGATTCACCATTTGATAACATCGCAGGGATTGAATCACTTGTTCCTGAACCATATCCTACAACCATACCACCACTTGCCAATCCTCTTGGTTTTGCTACAGATGTACCTGTACTAACTGATGATGGATTTGGGCCTCCACCAGTACTTGTAGGTACAGGTGTTGCAATGATATCTTTAACTGCCTTGAAACCAACCAAACCTGTTGCAATAGCTTGTGCTATTGCATAACCTGGTATTGCGGCTCCTGGTGAGCCAGCTGCAGCTCTTAATTGACCTGCAATTGCGGCATAAGTGTTAATCAACGATGCTGCCACCGCTAATGCCTTTCCTGCAACTGTATTCTTACCAACTAAATCAGCTAATGCTGCCACCGCATTTCCTGTGGCATTCAACATCGCCATTTGGGCATCGAATTTCTTTTTCTCTATGTCGACTTGAGCTGCGGCGTTTGCCTTGGTATTTGCGGTCTGTTGGTCTTCAATTGCTTTACGTTGTTCTGCAGATAGGTTTGCATTCGCCAATAGTTGTTCGTAATACAACCTGTCCTGTTCTACCTTGGCATCAAGTAATTGTTGTTGTAATGCAAGGTCATTACCAGCGTTCCTTGTGTCTTCAGCATACTTGGCTTCGTATGCCTTTTTCATCTCTTCTTGTTTTTTCAACAAGGCATCGACATCAGATTTAACCCTACGTTTGTTTTCTGTTTCAACTGCGGTACTTAAGTTCTGTTCCTCAATTGCAATAGATTTAAGACGTTCTATTTCTTGTTGTGTGAGGTCTTTTTTCTGTTCTAAGGTATTCTTCTCATCCTCAAGGTTTTTCTGTCTTGCAGCAAATATTTCGTCTTGAGCTTTACGTGCTTCTGTAGATTCCTCACCATACAACAATTTAGTCTCATTTAGGTTTGCTTCCAATTGAGCAACCTGTTGTTCTCCTAATCTTTTAAGTTCGGCAAGTTGAGCATCAAAATCAGCCTGTCTTTTGTCCTTGTCAGCTTTGAGTGCTTCCTCAACCTTCTTGGCATTTTCTTTACGTAATAACTCCTTCTGTGCATCAGTCAGTTTTTGACCTTGTATCTCAGCCTGAAATCTTTGTTCGTATAATTTGGTTAAAGCTTCTTTGGATGTATTCTCTTTTTCAACCTCAAGGGCAATCTTGGCATCAAGGTCAGCCTTACGTCTTGCTAGTTCATCTTCAGCAGCCTTCTTACGTTTTTCAGCTGCGGCTTTAGCGGCTTCATCACGTTTATCTTGTTCCTCTTTTTCAATCTTGGTCTGTTCCTTTGTACCTTCCTCAAATCTCTTACTGGTGTCAGTATAAGCTTTTACAGCTTCTTTTAGACTACCTTTTAATTGAGTAACCCCATCTTTAACTGAGTCAAAATCTAATGTGAATATACCTTTAAGGATTTTGGATACACCTAATCCAACCTGTTGAATGAACTTGAATAACGCAAATAATGACGAATAAAAGATATTGATACCTTTTGTGATGTAAGGTAATACTGACATCGCCATCTCAACGAAGATGTCTAATACAGGTTCAAACGCCTTGAATATACCACCTAAAATCTTTTGGAATGCGTTGAAGATAGGTTGTAGTTTCTTCATCGCCTTCTCGTTTTCAGAGAACGCTGCAACCAAACCAGCAAGTGCGGTTACGATAAGACCAATAATCGAGGCTTTTAATGCGGTATTAAATGAACTGAAGGCAACCTTCATTCTGTTGATACCAGCACCTACCATACCCAATGGGCCTCCAGCAGATTCTAATGAGTCAACCCAATCTATCGCACCCTTATTGGCACCTTTTAATTTGTCTTCAAGGTCATCAATCTCATTGGTTAACCTCTTAAACTCATCTGAACCTGCAGCAGCATTTTTTAACTCACGTTTTAATTGCTTCAGTCCTGCGATGGATTGACTTACGTTCGATTTTACGTCTATATTAACGTCTAAGTTTACATTCTTATCTGCCATTGTTAGTCATTTTTCTTAGCCATTTTTAAGAGCTCTGGCAAGAGCTTTACGATGTTCTGTAATTGGAAGAACTTCTTGTTATCCAATACTTCCCTATTCATCAATATTCTTAATTCACCTATTGGGTCTTGTTCTAATTCCATACTATAAAATATATTTTACCATTGTTTTATCCACATTAGTAGGTATTTCGTCCTAATGTAGTTTGGAATGTGTTTATGATTGTTGATAATGTAGATTCTTCAGATGCGGATAATCTATAACCAAATGTGAAGAAATTATAACCTTTGGTATTTTTACCACCACCTACATTGTTACCTCCAATTGGTTCTGCACCAATGAAATAATCTGTAGTACAATAATGAATACTATCAACGGCATTAGCTATTTGACTACCATTTTTGAATAACACACTTTGAGTATTTCCTGAATTTCTTGTTAAATTCCAATAACCTAATGTGGCAATTGATGCAACACTTGTATTATAACCTCCTTGCCAATCATAATAAGTTGTTGTTCCACCATTGAAGTTTACAATTATATAGTTTTGATTTGAATTATTCGCATCGGATGCACATACGTCATAACCACTATCATTACCAGGAGTTCCTGTCTTCCAAATATATTGTGAAATATGTACGTCACCTCCAGTAGTTGTAATATCAGTTGTTGATAAACCACTAAATCTACCATAAGCTCCACCACCACCTGCACCTGGTAATGTGAATCCTGAGAATGAATGTACTGCTCCTGTTCCAAACCAAGCAATTGGATATGTTCCTGGTGATTTTGCGTTGATTGAATGTGAATTTGCGGTTGAACCTACAATTGGATAAAAGTCAAATAATTTAGTGTATAAACCATTTGTTTTTAAGTTTGTAAATAATGTATTTGTAGCTCCTGAAATTGTTGAATTAAGGGTTCCTCCTGCTGCTAATACTGCCGCCAAGTAAGTAGCGGCATCTGAATCAAATGCTGGCGCTGATGAAGGTGTAGGTGTGTTTGTCTGAGTAGGTGTAGTCGTTGGACTAACAGTAGGTGTAGGTGTAGGACAAGACGCAGGATAGTTGATATAACCTCCGTTGTATTGTAAGAATCCGTTTGGCGGGAAGAATAAACTACCATCAATAAGTGAGTTATCATCAAGTAATAAAAGTGAACCTATAAGAGTTCCTCCATTGAATAAAGTATTACCTGTTGAGTAAGCTATATACCAACCACCAGCATTACCCATAATATCAGAGCCCCAAAATAATGAAGTATAATCACTACCTGAATTTATTGAGAATGCCACATAGTCATTTCCATCAGGGTTAGTTCCGTAGTTCATCACATTATCATCATAGTTATACCATGCAGTTTCAAATGTTCCACCAGTATAGATAGTCGCTCTATTGTAAAGTCCGTATAGATAACTTGGTGATGACGCACTTAAAATAAGTTGTTGAGGACATAATGCGTATGGTGTGATTGTAGGTGTTGGAGTTAAAGTTCCCGTAGGAGTTTGAGTATTAGTATTCGTAGGAGTTTGAGTCATTGTAGGTGTCTGAGTAGGTGTAGAACTTTCAATAGGTGTAGTTGTAGGAGTCTGAGTATTTGTAATAGTCTGTGTAGGAGTCTGAGTATTAGTAGGAGTATTAGTAGATGTGATTGTAGGAGTTGAAGTTACTGGTAATGTACCAGTTGGAGTAGAGGTATTAGTTATAGTTGGTGTCGGCGTAAGAGGACACTCCGTATTACTTGGAGTAATTGTAGGGGTATTACTTGGAGTATTACTTGGGGTTGGTGATAGATAAAATCTTGCCATTCTAAATTATATTACGGACACGGAGTATATGTGTTTATGACATTACCTGTTGCATCCACTTGAATTACATACCAACTTCCAGTACAATCTAAATTCACAGCAATCCAATTATTACCTCCATTAAATGGTATTGTTAATGCGGAATCATCATATATTACTTGTCCTACTGAAACCACTGGTAATATCGTATAATAAGGTCTCGTACAATTTCTATTACTACATGCCAATGCTCCACTAGCATAAGTTGAACTAGTTCCAAACCAAGTGTAAGTTTCACAAGGGTCTAACTCTTCAATTGTTGCATCCCCACCAAATAAAATAACACTTCCTTGACAAGCACAGAATGAGATACCATTCAACGGCAATAATGTCGTTGTTTGAGGATATCCATTACAATCAGTCCAATCTACAGTTGTAGATTCAATTGGGCTAATACTTTGAACGGTATAGGTATAACAAGGACATGCGTTTGTAGGTGTCGGAGTAGGGGTAGCGGTTTTAGTAGGGGTAATCGTTGGAGTTATTGATAAGGTTCTTGTAGGAGTAGGTGTGGGTGTCTGACTTGAAGTAGCCGTTGGGGTTAAACCAGTACATGCTGTTTCACTTGGAGTATAAGACGGAGTGTTTGATGGTGTCAAACTTGGTGTCGCCGTTATACTTGGAGTGGGAGTTTGGGTATATCTCATATCTATAAATATCGTTTAAGTACAAGCTGCTCCCAATACAACAACGATATTGGAACATGGTGTTATTATGTTAGGACAAGCACAAGGTAATACTGTACCAGTATTTCCTGGTAAGTCATAATTCGTCCACGATGACGTACTACAATTGTAATAAGTTATTCTACATTCAAATGCGTTGTTGTTTGTTATATTCAATTGATAACAAGTTGCACAACCTGGTGAAGCCGTTGGAGTTATTGTAGGAGTAGGTGTCGGAGTTCCTGTTGGTAATCCTGGTGTAGGTGTTGGAGTAGGTAATGGAGTTGCAGTACAAACCGCTACTGATAAGTTAGGACAATATGTAAATCCTGTTGTTGCAAATGAACCATAACATCCACATACGGTTACTCCACTTGAAGGTGATAAAGTCCAACTTGATGTGGTACCCGAACATGTTGTAAATGTGAATGTACTTGTGGTAGCACCTGTATTGGTTACATTCATCGTAACACACTCACAAGGAGCTGTCGTAGCACTAATGCTGTCGATGATGTCAAATACGTATGATGGGGTCGTAGCGGTACAACTATCATACATGATATAATCTCTAAAGTTTAATGCTCCTATGTAAACACCATTAGGTATGGTTTGGTAATTCCAAGCAAAATAAACATTTTGATATGTGTAGTTTGGATTATATTCAGTTTGTATAACCTTAAATCTTTTAATTGTTTGATTATTACTTGTACCTGAACCCCAACCAGTTACTATATTTACATACTTACCTTCAGTTGTTCCAGTACTATTTGGATTTGGTGTTCCAAACGCCCATAACAAATAATTCAAGTCAGTGTTGGAGTGTATGATATTACACGGATTAGAACAATCTACCAAGTCATAAAACAATGTAGGTGTTGGGGTATATTCTCTTGTCAGTTTAACCAATTCAACATCACATAAAGCAGGGTCTACCAAATTCAAATTGCTTATCTTATTGATTCTAAACTTGGCATTCTTGATAAAGATGACCTCGTTAGAATACAATTGAGAAACTTCCCAAGGCGTAAGATACATTTTACAATTATAGATTTTATTGTCCTCAGATGTTAAATCTTCAATGTAGTCTCTATAGTATCTGTCATACTGATTTTCAACTTCAGGGTATATCAATTCATCAGGTGTAAATTCTAATGCTGAATCATATACGGTATAATGTGAAAAACCTGATATTGCAAATGGATAGGTTGTAAGCCTATTAATATTCGGCATTGTCCCCATTTGAAAAGAATCTGTTGGGTTATAATTATCACCACTTGGATATGTAATACAAAAACTATAATCTTGGTCGTATTCTCTTAGAAAATACCCTTGTTGACCTGTATTACCACTTGGAATTGGAACTGACTTAAATACCATTCTTGGTAATGAACGGAATGGTCTATATTCAAATGTTGCCCTACCATTTTTATTACCTTCTTTCAATACAAAATAACAAGGTAATGCTATGTTTGTCATACCACTTGCATTCAAGTAGTAATCTGTATTTTGACCTAATTGTTGAGTTAGACTTGTAAACTCGTTTTTGTAGTCAATTCCCAAGTCAAAGATGTTCTGTCCGTATATCTTATTTGACTTAACATTGTACTGGTTATTAACAAAGTCCTTATCTATCTTGTTGGATGCAAAAATACTACCATTGATGATACTGGTTGTAGGTCTTAAAGTTTGGGGACTATCATAATCTACTCTTGATGTCCAGTCCAATAACTCACCCTTACCTATCCAATCTACCATCGGTTCTATAATGAGTGTCTTAGGTTTAATTGGATGAGGTACAACGACCAAGTTAAACATTCTATTAACATCTTGAATGAACTCAATCTGTTTGTTAGTACAACTCATCTCTTTATCTAACTCAATATTAAATGGTAGAGATTGTTGTTTAACTGCCATACTGATTTTAACTGATGTAATATCTAAATCCCCAATAAAATCACTAAAACATACAAAATAAAATCCTGTTTGGTTAAAGGTATTGTAAGGACATAGTCTAACTGTAAATGCACCACTACCTGTTTGAGGTGAGAATGTATTATCAATATTGATATATTCTAAATCTTCAATATCGCCACTAACAAAAGAACCATTAAGTGAAGAATAATACATATTCCAAACTGCCATACTACCACCAATAACACCAGAACTACCAGGGTCAGGTGTTCCGCTCCAAGACCAATTAAATTCAACTAATAAAAATTGGTCGTTTGTGTATGATTGAGGTATCGCAAATACGTAATCAGTCATCGCTGATAATCCATAAGGGCCTGTTGTACTAAATATAGTACCATCATTTGGATAGTTCGCCAAGTTAATTGGGTTAAAGTCCAAATTATCAAATATCAAATCCTTACTTTTGAATACAAATAATGGATTTGATGGGCTTGCAAATGGTGCCACGTTTTTAATTTCACCACCATTAGGGCCTGTAGTTCCTGTATTGTTCTCAATTAACAAATCGTATGGTTTTGATTGAGCCATATAATTTGAATCGGTATTAAACGATAATGGAACATAATATCTACCAAAATAATCAGAGTCAAAAAAATCACTCTCGATTGTATAGTCAGCCTGATTAACAATCAACTCATATAATTTTCTTGTTCTAATTGAAGGGATAAGATATGGTGGGATAACTGGTGTTCTATAATTATCAAAATAACCTGTAACTCCTGAAAAATCTAATATTGGAGTTTGAGCTGTGTTGATATCTAAAATGGTTCCAAATGTAGAACCAGTATAATCATATCCACGTTGTCCTAAAATGTACTGAACGTCTCCATTTGATATTGGATTAACGAATTGTTGCCAATATGTACTACCAGTTGGAATTAAAGATGTTGGATGTAACGATGGGTCAAGTTTTAGTGTTTGAGCAGTAAACGAATTATACAGACTATGGTTCAATGAACTCGTATCTACATTACACAATGCCTTATCACCGATGTTTGCTGCCAAGTCTCCAACCTCAGAATAGAACGTAATAGAATATACCTTTTCCCTTTTGACAATGGTTACAGAGTTCATTCTAATATTTCCGTTATACAACTCATATCCGTTGAATAATAACGATGCCTCAAACTTACGTTTGGGGTTCCAATCTAATGGTGCCGAATTGATGTCAAAGAAGTAGTTGAATACCTCGTTGTTATTGCTCGAACCTGGAACTCTAAACTCCTTTGTGTAGGCTGAGTTCTTTTTGGTTATATCTTGAATCTCTGCAAATGATACCTCCATTGAGATATCCTCATTACCATAAAGGTCAATATACTTCTCTTGACCTTCAACATACGTTCTAATCTGTAATCCCATTTAACTTCCTTGTGTTCTATAACGTTTAACACTACCCCACTTCAATGTGAAGTTGTATTGATAAATCTTTTGATATTGTTGCTCATACACCGTGAAGTCTGAATCTGTTACACTCACAGGGATAAGGTGTTGATATAATCTAATCTCATTCAAACAAGACTGACAATCTTGTGGTTGTATTGTGGTACCTGTAATGATAAATACATCTTGGGACATGAAAAACTCTTGCATGATTTCAGTGTCAGCATCATCCATATACCACGTATTACAATTCCAGAAGTACTCTGATTCAGTATCATAACTGGTTGTTCCTCTGTCTGATGAACCCCTTGCATAGAATTGTTTATTCAACGAGCTCTCTTGGTGATAAGTCTTTTTCTGTGAGTTGATTTTCTTGGTTGATTTCTTACCAAATGTGTAGGTATCCCACATACCTTTTGAGTTCATGAATAACACATGAACTGGTTCGTTGATACAATCTCTTGGTTGCATCCAAAACTCCAATACCTCAGTGGTTGCACTTGCGATATTCAATCTGTTATTTGCGTTTGACGTATATGATGTTCCGTAGAAACACACCTTCTCTGCATTGGTAGGGATTGCGTTTAACGTGTTGTTCTTGGTTACGTTATATGGTAGATAGAAGTTCAACATTCTAAACAACGAGTTTGGTTGTTCTTCTGTCGTTGGGATTGTTGTTAATATTCTGTTGTCTGATTCTGCCGAATATGTGTATGGGTCTCCGTGTTTAAGAGCTCCTCTAATTGCGATAGAATAAATGTCGTTGGTGAAGTAATCGTTTTTACCATTCAAGAACGACACAATGATAGGACAATCGGGGTGATGCATTCTACGTCTTACATTCGTTACTGATACACCATCAGCTTGAGTTACAGGACATTCAGTTTGACCTGCTGCGTTTAAGAACCTACCAGGACCAGGACAATCAGTTACGGGGTTGTATCCATCACATCTACCCATATCTTCCAAGTAAGTTGTATCACCTGACAATACGGTTACAGTACCCTCCAATGCACACCACTCGAATGTGTCACCAGGAAATATGTTATAGGTATTCTGTCCGTAGTTACAATTGGTTGATTGGATTACAGCTGTTTGAACTTCAGATACGTTGGCATATCTATATGAACGACATTCAGTCGCATTTGGTCTTAGATATACGTGTGAGAATAAGTCGTAGTAATACCATCCCTGATTATCTACTTGGAAGAAGTTTGCTGACCCTGTGTATCCACTACCAAGAGTAGCTGCCCCCAAATAAGGTTCGGGGATTAAAGTGTTATCAACACCAGGAAATATCGTTACGTAATCAGGTTGCCATGATGCGTTCTCATCAATGTCAGTTACAATGGTTGAACCTGATGCATACTCACATCCAACTACAGCTCTATATTGAGCCACATGCCATAACTGATTTAGGTTTGCGTTTGGTGAACCACCAGCCCATAGGTTGTATGCATTGTAGTCTCTTGTCTTTTGAGCATCTGCCAAGGTAATGACACTATTCTCATCGGCTACGTAGTTTAGGTATGGATATGTCTCACCTGAAAATCTTGGGTTGGCAGTCAAGAAGGTTCTTATGATGTCTTCAAGATTTAGGATTGCCTTACCATACGAGTTTGGTGCTACCTTTAGTCTGGCATATACCACTTCACTTTGACCTTGCGCTTTGAAATAAACGTTGATAAGGTACTTGAAGTTAGATAGGGTATATCCTGTTGAAGATAACGTATACACGTGTTCTCCGTTTGACGGAGTGATAGTGAGTGGGGATTGGTCTACATTTATTATAATACTCATTTTGTTGTTCTATTTTCTGTTGGGTCTAATACCTTCTCAAAGAAGTTCCCGATATCAATACCCATGGCTGGTAAAGGCCCCTTCTCAAACTCTTCAATGAAATCAACAAATGCGTCATCATAGAAGTTGGTAGGTGCAATACCAAACTTTTGGATGTTCTTACTTACACCGAATGCCATACCTTTGATACTGAACTTTTGGAATTTACCTGTCTGTTTATTTTTGTTAAAACCCTTGTGTCTAATCCACTCCATCAATGGTTTGATTGGAACGTATTTACCTGGCTTCCTACCATCATTTACGAACTGCCAATACTCCAACATGGTTACGACAATCTTATCGTTCTCTGAGTCAAAATTGACCTCAATACTATTGTATAAACTACCCGTCTTTATCTTCATATCTCTAACCCCAAATGGTGTTCTACCTTTGTTATATCCTGGTGCAAATGGATATGGTTTTGCCAATGAAGCTTTAAGGGTCTCTTGAAACTTCTTGGCGAATATATCCATCGCCTTATTATATTCTGTTAGAGGAGCTTCTTGCATTACGAGTCTGAATTATTATCACATGGTGGAAATGTAGCGTATGGTGCATCACATCTGTCAATTGCATCAGGTACCTTCAATCTAATCTTACCAGTCCAACCTGACACATAGTCATCGAACGACTCTGAGAATGGACTCATTTGAACGGGGTAATCAATATCCAAATTACAATAACACTCCATACCTGTGGCATATCTCAATTGAGCAATTACGTCTTTAAGGATATCCAATGTATCACTCCATACGTCAACCTCGTTCTCAAAGTTCTTGGTGTTTAGAATATCCATAATCATGATATTGAATGTGTATACGGTTTGTCGTCCATCAGTTGTTGCCTCCTCTGGCATAACCCACATCAAAGGGTAGTATGGGGCATAGTTTTGTTCGGTGTTCTCGACCTTCAGTCTCTCCTCCGTATAATAAATTAACTGATTAACATCACCGATACCCCACCCTTGTAATTGTTCGTGGTATGTTTGAAGTTGTCTTAATAAATCGACTATCTTCTTAAAGTTGTAATATCCTACTGCATTTGCCATAATTTACATTCTATTTTTCATTTGTTGTTTTTGTTGTTCTCTTAGTCTCAAGTTATCAATATCCTTCTGGTATGATAAATAGTTCAATACAAAGATTAACGGGTATTTCGTAATTTCTTCCATCTTTGTGATATCTTCGTTGGCAAGTTGGATAATAGTGCCAAACCAACCCCAAAACTTGTTAAAGCTGTAAACTTCACGAGCATCCAAATCATCTTTAACATCATCTTCCTCCTGAACCAAGAAGAGCTGGTCGTACTGCCTTGTAATACTTTTTCTAAACGCAAAAAAAAACTACTAGCACCATGTACGTATTTAACGGGTAGTTTCTTGAACTCCTCTGATTTTAACTGAACCTTGTTTGAGTCGTATGGTAATGACTTACCATCCTCACCTACCTCACGATATAACATCGCCATCAGTAAGTTCATTTCCTTTTGTTTTTCAACAACTGGCTTGGTTAAAAATCCATCTATGTCGATGAACTCCCCAAAGGTTAAATTGGTTAAATCCAAAAATCTGTAGTTGGTTCCGTTGAACTCGAACTCATTCTTGAACTCCTTACTTTCCAATAAGAAATACTCTGAGATTGTCTGTGCTGCGTTTAACACTTCTTGGTAGTCAGCATTCTCAATATCCTCTTGTGATAGTCCTGTGATTTGGGATAATAGTATGGTAGCAAACTCCCTCTCATCACTCCATTGTTGTAATACCATAATCTTCGACCAGTCCTCGATGGTTGGTTCGTTAATCACGTATTTCTTGTTTTTGTATTTAACGTATTGTTTTTCCATACTAATCTAAAATATATTTTTTAATCTTTTTATACACATCATCTGATGACATACGTACCATACGTTGCCTTCTTCTTGAATGTTTGAAATGCTAATGCCAGACTGATTACAGTATCATCGTGAAACCCATTGGGAGCTCCGTATTTGACCTTTCTTGTTCTTGGGGAGTATTCGTATGTAAAAGAGGTAAGTTCTCGATAAAGGGATTCATTCAGCTCTTTTGATGGGAGTAACAACTTGGCTTCATTCATCCCCATTATCAAGTCTTCTATCATATTTTGCTTGGTGTCGTTATTCGTTATGAATGGCTGAACACCAGCATATTGTTTTTTAATGTTCTCGTACAGAACATCACCAATGTTATTGACCTCAGCGTAGGTCATTGGTTTCCATTTTCTTAATCGGATTACCAACTCTGAAATGATGATATCCCAAGACTTTTGACGTTCTCTGTAGAAATCAACCATCTCACCTTTTGAGTTCAATATGGTAAGTACAGTATAGTCATTTTGTCGACCAAAATCAATTCCCGCATAATACTTTTCACCACTAACTAATGGTGGATAACTTGTTAGGGTGGAACAACTATTAACAGATGAGAACACTTCCCCACCATCATCTATGAACTCTGCCAGTATCTCCTGTTTGTATATTGAGTCTGGTAGTGATAACTTGGCTTCCTCCAATTCTTCAGCTGTAATGAATGGGGTATCAAATGATGTGGCAAAAAATGTTTTGTATGCAGGGTATTCATCACTACTACCCCTCATCGCCACATCGTAGAACCAGTTCCTTCCTTTTGGTGTTGAGATGAATAATACCTTTTTACCCTTAACCAATACCGTTGGTCTTAATACCGTATTCCACACGTCATTCTTGATGTATGCCGCCTCATCTACAATCAGGTAGGTCAAAGTATAACCACGTAGGGTATCTTCTCTCTCACCACTCCTAAAATAGATTACAGACCCATTTATGAATGTGATGGTTAGTTCTGACTTATTGACGGACTTGGTTAAACCAGTTCCCGCAATTGTATCTGTCAATTCTTGAAATACCTTTTTGGATTGTGAATAAACTGGTGATACCCACATACCTACCGAACCATTATCTTCCAAAGCCCATTTGAGTAATAAATTTTGAGCTGTGAATGATTTACCTGCCTGACGACCAAAACATCCTACAACATATTTGGTTGTGTCATCAGTACAGGCATTGATAATCTCCTGTTGTTTTTTGGTGGGGTTAAATCCCTGAACTGTTATGTTCTTATTCATAGTTCGTTGATAACCTTATCAAACCATTTATCCAAGTCGTAGTATCTACTTGATGAACCACTATCACCAATTCCTACTCCGTGTGCTTGGGGACTATTACCAAATAAAGAACCTGTATGTTCTGTTGGTTTATATGTCCTTTTACTTTGTTTTGTAACACTACCATCATTTAACATATCATCACATACTAAAAGGTTGGGGGTGAACCTACCTTTATCATTTTGTTGTAAATGTTGTTCTCCGTGTGTAAAGTTTTTGGCACCCTTCAACTCGGGGTATTCTTGGTTATGTCTTTTTCCCCAACCACCATCTTCAGTAAATGGTATTCTACAATCATCCAACCACATTATACCTTTGGAGTATCTCATAAGTCCAACTTTGTCTGTGTGTCTTTGGTTTCCTTAAAGAACTTAACTAATGATTCACGTGAAACAGATAATCTTTCCTCACATATATCAAAGTATTCTTTTTCCCTTTCAATACCGATGAAGTTTCTGTTTAACAATTTTGATGCAATACCAGTAGTTCCTGAACCCAAGAACGGGTCTATAACCCAATCCCCTTCCCTTGTGAATAAGGTGATGATGTAGGACATCAACTTAACTGGTTTGGTTGTTGGGTGTATGTTCTTTGATGTTGTAGGTCTG